CTTCACGCAAAATGCTAGTCATCACCGGCTTGTCAGTGGTTTTCAGCCAGTGGATCATTGCAGCGATATTGCCATCCGGCTTCAACGCTGCCCGGCCTTCCTGGACCTTCACGTCATCCATATGAAAGACCAGATCGCAGTCAAGAACATCGCCAAGAGCGTTGATCGACCAAACCTGATCGCAATACGCGCTGCGCCCACCCAGGCCCTTAGTCAATTCGACATACGCCGCCAGCGAAGGCCCGAGGCCCAAAATCGATATGTGCATAGTTTCCCCTTTTGCCCGCGACGGAATGGAAAGGGGAGGCAAACCACCCCGTCGCGGAAGACTGCCGTTTACACAGCCGCCTTATCTGGATCGCCAAGAACCAGCGAAGCGGCAACAGTGCCGGTAGCGCCACCAACGCCATACAGCCGCAATTTCAGATACCGCTTATTACCGCGATAGCCTATCTTAGTTGACGCGCCGCCAGTGGTACGGGTCAAAGTTGCTTCCGCCGTGGCCGGGATCAGATCAGCAGCCGCAACAGATGTGAACGTGCCGCCAGTCGTTGCGCATTCGTAAACAATTGGCAAGATGGTATCTGCAACAGTCGCAGATGGACCGTGCGAAATAACAAACTCTGCCGAATTAAACCCGCGCCGGTCAAGAACACCGGAAAGCTGACCTCCGGCAATGCCGGTTGTGCCAACGGCAACGGGCGTAATCGCATGGATCACGCTGATATTAGAGTGCATGTCCTTCATGGTGAAGGTTCCTTTCAAAAACGAAAATGATGGACGCTGGCGGCCTAAGCCGCCAGCAAGTTAGATTAGGCCGAACACTTCAGCAGCTTGATGGCTTCGTAGTTCTGGATACCGCCGCCAACGCGCTTGGTCGTGTAGAAGTGCACGTAAGGCTTGTTGGTGAAAGGATCACGCAGAACGCGAATGCCCTGGCGGTCAACAATCAGATACCCGCGCTGGAAATTGCCGAAAGCGACCGGGAACGCATTAGCCGCAACGTCTGGCATGTTGTCGTCGTCGACAACAGGATAGCCGGCCAAAGTGGCAGGCTGGCCCAGTTGAGCGGATGGCTGCCAGAGGTAATCACCAGAGGTCAGATTGACTAGCTTGCGATATTTCGATTGCAGCGTCCGGTTCATCAGGAAAGACGCGCCGGAACGATAACCCTGCTTCAGGCTGTAGATCAGGCTCAAAAGAGACTGAATGCCGTCGTAGGTGCCATCGTTGATGTCAGCGGCAACCGAAGTCACCGTGAAACCAAGCGAGCCCCAGGCGTAGGAAGCATCCGCAACCGTATTATAGGCCAAGATGCCACGCGGCTGGTTGACACCATCGCCCGACACAAAAGCAGTGCCTTCGGCTTCCGCAAACTCGGTAGCAACCTCGTCAGCAATCCACATTTCAATATTGACGCGAGAATCGTCAAGCATTGACTGGGTTGCAGCCGGGTTTGCGTAGAGTTCCATAGCGTTGAAGGTAAGCTGAGACAGCGTTGCAGTGTTTGTCTCGGTCCGCGCCTCACGCTCGCCAACCCAACCGGACGCAGTGCCCGCCAGGTTAACCAGCTTTTTGTAGCTTGGGGTTGATACATTCACGACGCGACTGATCCGGCGCATGGCCGAAACCGTGCCCATAACGCGATCAATACCGGCTTCCATAGTTTCAGGAACGGTGTAGCCGCCATCCGGGTCGCTATCAGTCTGCAAAGCGGCCTTGACCGCCAGTTCAGACAGGTTGCCCTCGATGCCCTTGCGGAAGAACTTGTTGAACGCTGCGGAGTATTCAGCCTTTGCCGGATCGGCAAGTTCGCCGCCAGAGCCGCCAACTTTCAAAGCCGCCATTGATTTGTTCATATCATCAACGGCAGTTTGCAGGCTGGTAATTTCGGTGTTGATCCTATCGACCTTCTCGGCCTTGATAACATCGGCCTGGCCCTTTTTGATTGCGGCCAGTTCTTCGTTGTTTTCGCTTTTGAAAGCCTCAAACGCCGTCATCAGTTCGTTGATGACAATCTTTGGATCGTCTGCATTGGCGCGCACGCCAACAAGCCCGCGTGCGCGGGAGTTATGGTTTGACATTTTCGTAACCCTACTTGTGAATTATTGATGCAAGCCGCCG